TAACATCATTATACTGACCAAATAAACTAAAAGCATTTTGTAAAAAATTGCTAGCAGTTGAAAGCTGAGGAAAAGTTTGTAAAAGATATGGATCGTTTATGCCTGTATCAGGAGAAAGTACAGAAGAAAATAGATCATTTATCTGTCTTATTAATGTTGATAATCCTAATTTACTTTCTGGATTACTAGCATCACCATAACTGGCATAGTATTGATCTATTTTAGTTTGTACTTTAAAAGCTGTATTTTGTAGATTATATTTAGCTTTTGATATAGGATCAGAAGGAGGATCATCTTTTGGATTGAAAGGCTTTCCTCCAGGTATTTGAGATAGCGCGTAGTTAAGAAGATTACAAAAGTCAACACTAGCAAAGTCAGTTAATAAATTATCTATACCTCTATCTAAAGCTCTTTGAACAGGATTTCCTTCTTCTTGCTTTAGTTTAAACTCTCCATAGAAGATACCATTAGTTTTTGCTTGAGCCTTCATTATAAACCTAGCAATAACTCCAATCGCTTTTTCTAAACCTTTTGCTGTAGTAGTATTTATATTTAATTTATTATTTCCTAAATTAACAAATCCAGCTTTAACTTTAGGATCGTTAGCTACTTTGTTTATTGTGCTTGCTATATTTGGATTAATTACTGGTATCATATTATCTTGTGAATGTGTTTTTAGATAATATAGTTCCGCTATTCAATACTTGTACTAATCTAGATGCTTCTTCATTTATTATCTGCCCTGCATTAGCTAATAATTGCATACTAGCACCTAAATCTGTTTCAGAAGCTTGCGCCATTAAAGTTCCAGCATTAGCCAAATTAGTCAATAATACAGTAAGTTGAGTATTTAAGTTTCTACCTAAAACAACTGGTTGGCCTAATGTTTGAGCTTTAGATCCTAATTCTATTATTTTACAATCTATTAAAACCTTATCAAATGCGTCTAGATTAATAGTCTTAGTAGAAGATAAAGAGACAGCTTGCTTACCAAAAAGGAATATAGCATCAGATTTTGAATGCAATAATACTCTATCAGAAGATAGTATTAGTTGATTACCTTTATATGGAAACTTCGGTTCAAACGTCATCCTATACTATTTTGGTCTTGCAATTGAGCAGAAGTAAACTCATTCGAAACAGGAGGTCTTTGAACTTCTACAACATCTTGAGTTTGTGGATTTATACTTACACCAAAAGAAGCTAGTGGAAAACTATTTAAGTCTTCTATAACTATTTCTTGAGTAGATGTTAAGTATATTGCAGAACCGTCTTTATTTATATCTTCTACTAGATTATCTAATTTACCTAATCCAGCTCTTTTACCTTGACTATTCAAGATAATAGTTATAGGATCACCATTTTCACCAGAAGTAGACCAGGTATTAAACTTTTTCATTACAGGAACAGTGCTACCAAATCTTATAGATTGTCCAAATCTAGATTGGATAATACTATCTCCTTCAAACGGTTGTAAGTTTCTAACAGTTTCTTTTTCACTAAATGTAGCGCCTAAAGGAAGTTTAGGGATGTCTGTAGCATTTCCTTGATATCCTGGCTTATTTGAATAGTTGGCTAGAAAGTCTTGCCATTCATACATGTTAGGAAAAGCATTATGATTAGAACTATTCCATATAGAATAAGGAGGAAGATAAAAAAATTGTTGATTCTGAGAACTATCGTTTAATCTTTCGGTAGGTCCACCTAATATTAATACTATCTCATTTACTACAGGATACTGCTTAATAAAAGAGAAAATAGGAAAGGCGGGTTCAGATACTTCATTAGCCTTAGAAGTGGCAAGAGGGGAATAAAGTAACTCGTATTTAATTTTACCTATATCCCCAGGATTGGTATAGTCAGGATCAGGTTTGTTGGTGTTTCCTATAAAAGGACCCATGACTACTTTCTTAACTCTACCAATAATAAAGTATTGACCATGTAATTGGCCAACTGCTGCATTAATGGGAGTTATTAATTCGTATGCCATTATGCACTAGGTAGTTGTTTAGGATCTTTTGTCTTAATATTCGAAACCTCACTGAACAACTGGGCAATATCCTTTTCTGTCAATACACCAGAATCTTCAGCCTCTCCTTTCTTGGCTTCTGCCGAAGCTTTTTGGAATAAGGCCAAAAGTTTCATAAGAACCTCGTCGTTTTTTAGACTAGAGTCCATAAACCCTTTCAAAAGTGGCACAATTACAATAGCATCACCAGGAGTCTCAATCATATCGGCAAGTCTCATGATCTCCTGTTTTATGGTAGAATCTTGATTCTTATGTTTATTATAGACCTCTTCAACTAGGTCAGCAACTGTTTTCCCTTTAAATATTTCCTTGTCAAGTTCCATGACTTTTTAGAATAAATATTAATAGTCATTGTTTTCAAGATACTGATTAAGGATAGTCTTATATATAGTTTTGAGTCTTTTGATCACCTTAGTGATTGTATTTGACTGAGCGTCTGTCATCTCTTTTACATAGATAAAGACAGCCTTTTTATTGAAGATATCTATATTTTCCCTCTTCTTGAATATCTCAAGGATAGCGTCAGCGACCTTTATCTCATCTGTTTTCTCGAATAATTCAAGGAGATTGTCATCTACGTATTTGATAAAAAGCTCGACCACATCTAGCTTATCTAGCTCTGGCTCTGGTTCTTTTACTATTAGGCTATTAACTAAGGCATCGTCATCTTGTTGGTCACCAATCTCGGCTTTAGATACCAGCTTCTTATAATTCTTTTGATTATATATGATCAAATATCTTTTGGCAATAGTACCAAAGTATGAATAAGCCTTACCTTTAGACTGCTCATAAAGGTCTAGTTTTTGGAGGAGAAAGGAGATTACTTCGTACTTAAGATCCTCTATATTATCTACTTCTGTATAGTAAAACTTAAAGGTATGGATAATATTTTCAACTAGCTTATAAAATCCGTAATGTATGTGCTGATTATATATCTTATTTCTTTCAGCCAAGCTTTTACTATTCCTATATCTTAGAATAGCATCCTCAGTATCAGATGTAAAGTAGTTATTTTTTACTTTAGGCTTTCTTTTCCTAGGTTCACCTTTCTTTGTTAGCAAGACTGCTTCCTCTGTTCCTAATACTTCTATCATATTATTCTTCTATGAATTGGTTCATCTTTGTCTGCATTTCTTTAACCGACTCCATTAATAAAAGGAACTCAGGGTCTGATTGTACCCAAATCTTGGCATCAATCTGATCTGCTGTTTTATTAATATCTTTCATACAATCTTTTACTCCATTGATAAAAAATTGTTGAGACAAAACCATTTGTTCTAACTTTTTATTTTTCTGGAAAAGGTTCCAGATAACATATCCTAGTATGGTAAATACCCATAAGGATATAGATGCAATAATTGTTGTCATAATTATTTAATTTGATTTTCTACCCTACTAGCCATCAAATCAGCTTGGTGAAGTATATAGGTTATATTTGATTTTAATTCTGTATCTTTATTATGAGTTATATAATAAGCTTTATTAGACTCTTCATAAAGACCATCATGTAACTTGATTGCTAAGAACTCATTCTCTGAGACTTCTATACCAGCTTTCTGTAAATAGAATAAGCTTCTATCTGCTACTCTCATATGAGTTATATTTGGATTGTACTTATATAACATACCTTGTTTCTCAATATGCCACTGAGAATCATTAGGTAAGTACATAGGTTGTTCATTTGTACCTAATTTACCCAAATCATGGTTAATAGCAGAGAATACTAATTCTTCAGTAGTATAGTCTTTATTCTGGCCAAATCTATCCCAAACCTTTTCAAATACCAAAGATGCTTCAATAACTCTAATGACATGATCAACATAACCACCAGCAAAGCAATTATGGTGGCCAATACGGGTAGAGGCAGGAGATATAGCCAGAGTCTCTTCAATACCTTTATACAAATCTATAAGTTTATCCTTTCTATCTCCAGTAATATACTTATCGATAATAGAATAGAACTTATTCAGATTCTCTAAAATCTGTTCAGGACTTAATTGTTTCATAACTTATTTTTTAAAATTCAGATTCACTATTTATTAACACTTCTATCTCTTCAAGTTTAGCTTTCACTCTATCTAATTGAGCATGAAGTTCTTCTTGAGATCTAGCAGTAGAGACTAAAGCTCTTTGTGAATTTACTAAATTGTTTAATTCAAAAATCTTTCTTAATATTAACTGTTTATATTTCATTATGTTAATTTACAAATTTATTACGTACTCTATCAATTTATCTATAGAGTAAAATGCTTTTCCTCTTACACGATTATTTAATTGTAATGTTTTTCCAACATCCTCATATTTGTCCGTTATATATGCCACTT